GTAATCCCCGGAGTCGCTTACGATGAGAACACGATCAACAACCACGCCAAATAGCTTCCCTTATGGGGAACGATTCGATTATGCTCAAGACTCCCCTTCGGGGATAGTCTATACGAACATAACTTCGACGCACGCGGCTGGTAGTCTAGGTAGTGCAAATGATAGCTTAGAAACTATCATCGACGAACTAGTCTACAAGAAGCGTTACGGGACTTGTGCCCATACTCGTAAGGTCACATGGGGTAATACCTCATATGGCTTTTACCAGAAATGGACTGGTCCTGGTGCACCCGGCAACGTACGCACTTTTGAGCGTACGTATTCGGGTGGCTATTGGTTCTGGCTGCGGTTCGCTACCGGGATGGACACTTGGCTTACCATACCGATGACTCCTCAGAGCATCGATTGGTCGCAGATGTCCTATGAAGCCATGCTTGAGATGACGCCGTCGTTTAACGATGGCCTCTCTCTCTTGAATGACATCATTGAGTTGAAAGAAATCAAATCGCTTCTCGACCCACTGTCTCGAAAGAACAGTGTGGGAAAGTTGCGGAAGGTTCCTCTCAATCCGTTGAAGCGTATCAGTAATTTATACCTATGGTATAAGTACGGGTACAAAGCAACGCTAAAATCCGCGGAGCAGATAATGGACCTAATACGGCGGTTACCCGCCGCATTAGACCGGTTAAGACGAAACAGTGAGAAAATCCTTACTAGGCATTATAGCCGTCGTATGGATCACCTTACCGCTTTGACCGGAGATAGTGTTGTCGCCTCTTCAGGCGTTCAACCTACGTTCAGTATCAAGCGCGAGGCTCGTTTTGTCAAGCCTCCACGCTACCACGCCAGCTTGCGGTTTAGCTGGGACGTTTCACGTCTCAGCGACCTTGAGCAGCGAGTTAGAGCATATCTTGAGGGGACGGGCTTTACACGCCCGCTTAGCATTCTTTGGAATGCGATACCCTACTCATTCGTCGTCGACTGGTTCGCCGACGTCGATAAGTGGATTACCTCATTATGCTCAGAGCCTGTGATTCCCATTCGTATACACGACTTCTGCCATTCGGTAGAATACGAGTATAGAATCAGCTTATGGAGTACCGAGCAGGGCCATGGAACTATCCTTGGCGCTACTCGAACCCATAGCTCATATGATCGGAGAAGGGATAACCCTTCTCTGACATCGAAGCTCGAACTAAACATGCCTAGCATTGACAACGTCATTACTGGCGCTGCCCTTGTTACGCAACGTTTAGACGACTCCAAAAGGAACCCTCCCCGCATCCGCGGGTTTCGTACGAAATGGCTCAGATTTCACTCTGGGCTCAAAGTAATACGTTGAGTGGTAGAAGTAATGGATTATAGTCGGAAGCCTTGTAAGCTCGAGACTATTGCCCCAACTTCTCACATATTGTGTCCGCTTAATGCCGCCCTCTGGGCCGCAAACCACAGCCGCGAGGCTGAGGACAGTGTATAGTAATCCGCATGTTTGCAGATCCTATTACCCTGGCTGGAGACGGTGGTTCCACTCGGAACTACGGTCTCCGCACTGTCGTTGACGGTAAATCCGTCCGCGCCAATGCGTCCGCACCTGCTGCAGAGCCCGAAACGTTGACTATTGCTCATAGTACAACGAAACGGCTCGGCATCACGTACGATCGTCATTTGGTCCGAGCGGACCTTGGGAAGACATCCGTGTCTTCCCCGGGTACGCCGGTCAGTGCATCGGTACAGGTCGTTGTGGAAGTCCCTAGGGACACCATTATGACCGTAGCGATGGTTCGAGATATGCGCACTCAAATCCAGAATTTCTGGGTGAATGCGAACCTCGACAAAATCCTGAACTCTGAGCCATGAGGCGTGCGGTTTCTACATTTCTTTCTAGATCTGTAGTACCGCGCATGGCATCACTTAGTTTTGCTAAGTTTTGCTTCCTCTTACTCGTAGTTCGGGATCTCCTGATAATACTGTATCTCCTAATTAAATTAGGGGTTATATAGTAGAATCTAGATTACGATCCATTGGACAGCAGACGCTCTGATGGGATCTTCAGTACTGGATTAGACGTGTGTTTACGACCTTATGAATATCATACGGCGCAAACGCAAGCCTTGCACGCTTGCTGACAGTTGTCAACAATACGTTGGCCTATACTTAGAGCTCGTCAGAGACGTAGCAGAACAATTCGCTATCTCTCGTAAGGAGTCACGACGTGATGTTGAAGAAATTCAACACCGCGTCCGAGATGAGGGTTTCGCCTTTTTGACGAAATCCTTACCTCGTCTGGGAAAGCACTTTGACAAAGCGCTTTCTCAGGGGGACAAATTCGCTCCCGTGGGTTTCGATAAGAAACCCACGACAACAATCCCAAAGTTTCTTTGGTGGTTGTTCGAACTTGTCTTCGACTCGTCTGGCCTTGAAAAGCCAGATAGCGATAGTCGCGCTGTTCTAGCGATACGGCAACTTGTATATTTTGTATACAAGCTAGAGGTACCGCATGAACTCGAACAGGAGCGCAAGCTCCTGTCTGACTTCGCGGAAGTTGACTCAGCACTCCCTGAAGTAATTCAGGAAGACGAGGAACTGAGACATGCTCGTAACTTGGTTACTAGCATCTTCGGAACCTTCGACATCTATGACATTAAGCCCAAACATGGGCCTGGTGCCGTAGCTACTGGCGAACTTAACCACACTAAACATGTGTTTAAGCGCCTATATGACAAGATTGAGGCAGTTTACCCCTTTACGGAGTATTTCGTCTACAGTCTTGCTCATGTCGCTGATCAACCTCGATACGTCACCTCCCTCGAGAAACTCGAGTCGGGTACTGCGAAAGTAGTACTCGTTCCCAAGGACTCTCGGGGGCCACGTATCATCTCGTGTGAACCATTGGAATACCAATGGATCCAACAAGGTCTAGGAAATGCGATTCGAGATCATCTCGAAAAGCATCGATTAACAAAAGGAAACGTAAATTTTACGTATCAAGATGTTAATCGTAACTTAGCCCTTCGCGGATCTATTGATCAACAATGGGTCACTTTAGACATGAAGGAGGCATCTGATCGAGTATCAATCGGTCTTGTCGAGGCTTTATGCCGCGATAATCCCGAACTTCTAAAAGCCTTAATGGCTTGCAGAAGTACTCGGACAGTTCTCCCTAATGGCAGCGTAGTTACCATGAAGAAGTTCGCACCAATGGGAAGCAATCTTTGCTTTCCAGTGTTGTCGCTCGTCTCATGGGTACTCGCCGTATCGTGCGTTGTAGCCGAACGCTTACGAAACCGCCCCTCCGTTTCACGGAGGTACGCACATCTGCACTATTGTGCAACTGTACGTTGGGCGGCTAAGCGAGTGTTCGTCTATGGAGATGACATCATAATGAAGCGCGAAGACTATGCGCTTGCATTACAGTACTTCCCTAAAGTTGGACTTATGTTCAACCGGGATAAGTGCTGTACTGCAGGATTCTTTAGAGAATCCTGCGGCATGGACGCCCATAAGGGTGTCTGCGTCACGCCTCTTCGTTTGAAGAAGCTGTGGTGTCATCGACGAGTAGACCCAGCGGTCATTTCGTCCTACGTCGCGTTTTCTAACGCTGCGTACTCGAAAGGCTATCACCGAACGGCGGCTTATGTTGCCCGCCTTGTTGAACAGAAAGTTGGTACCATACCGGTTTTACCCGATAGGTATCGACCTTCTGACATGGATCCAGATACCAACCTACCTTACGGCGGTTGGGCATGGATACGTTTCGGTAGCTGCGTGCGTGATAATCCTCCGAAGGTTAAGATTCGTTTTAATACGGATCTTCACCGACTCGAAGTGTTAACACGGCAAGCCGGGACACGATATATAAACGTGTTTCCGGACGACTGGTGCATGGTCCTACGGCGTTTTACAACTCCGTCGGAGCGTAGCGAACCTGGCGTCTTTGCTCTCACCCGTAGCAAAATCTGCAAACGGGTGTGGATTCCTGTTGCTCAATGAGCAGCGGGAACGTAAGGGTTAATAGCCCTTGCGTAATGGTTGTGAC